ACTAGAGAAAGGAATTAGAAATGTTTAACTCCATCAAGCTTCATGCTTACGCTATGACCCTGAATATCTGTGCCAATCATTGGGACTCCCCCGTCGCTCGCGGCGTTGCTCTGTCGACTCTGCGACGGTCTCGGGATCTCCTCAACGACGCCGGACGCCCAGGACAAGCGGGGCGATGCGAAGCCATGATGACCGCTATTACCACCCTCTGACTTTACCCCTACCCACAACGGGTAGGGTTATATTTTCGCATAGCGCGCAACGGCTATAATGAACTAGAGAAAGGAACTGTAATGGAACTCACTAACCACCAGCGCGCGTGCCGCACCGCAGCATTGACGCTCTACGAGTCCCGTCCATTCTTCCGAACCCCGCGTCCGCCAAAACCTGGCGAATACGCAACCATCGCGTGCGAATTTCATGAGCATGCTCTCGCAAACCTGTACAAAGTGCCGAAGCAGCTTCACTGGAAGTACCGCGCCGCTATTGCTGCCGTAGCAGATTGGCTTGCAGGGCTGGAAGAAAACTGGGACCGCCTCGTGGAAGACGAAGACCACTGTTGGTCGCGCGTTGCTCAGGGGACCATGACCCGTCTCAACATGTAATCATGCCCCTACCCACAATGGGTAGGGTTCTTTCTCTTCGTACATTTTACAACCCCTATAATGAACTAGAGAAAGGAACTATTATGCTCACCTTCGTCACCATCATCGCAGTCTTCGCCGTTGTCATCGGCGCAGTTGTAGGTATGAGTGGCTCGTGGGAACACCCCGAAACCCTCTGACCGTTTTTCCCTACCCACAATGGGTAGGGTTATATTTTTTTTAACACAAGGAGAAATAATGATCATTTTGTCAGGCGGCAGCTGTGCAGGAAAGACTACCCTTGCGCGAGCCTTGAGCGATATCGGATGGACCTGGGTGCGGTCTGTCACCACTCGCCCACCAAGGCCTTACGCGGCGGATGAGTACTCTTCATACCTTTCAAATCGAGAATTCCTGGATCTCCAAGATGAGGGAAAGATCGTATTCTCTCAGGCCTACCATACTGAGGAAGGTATATGGCGGTACGGCGTTCCGGTCGGGTCATTCAATAGATACAGACGAGACCCGTACGCGGTGTGTATACTGGACCCAATTCATGCCGCCCAGTACTTCTACAGTGCCAGCCGTATGCTGGACCAGGGCGTGGTCTTTTGGTACCTTCGGGTCCCTGAAGTAACTCGGGCAAAGAGGCTCAGTCTGAGGGGGGATTCGATGGAGCGAATCCGGGCACGACTCACTGCGGACTCTCGAGATCTTCAAGCCCTGGAAAATGGGGCGTATGACTTTGCAGTAAGCATCGTGAATTACCTGTCCGATGGTGACATAATCGTCGATACGGAAAGACCATGCGGTCATCTTCAACGACTCACAATGCCTAGAAAGGAGAACGAATGAACATCGCACTCATCACATCAACACTTCGTCGTCATGCGCCTAGCATTCTCACAGGGCTTGCTGTAGGCGGCGTTGTTGGCACAGCGATATTTTCAGCCCAAGCAGGAGTTAAGGCCCATCGTATCATTCTCCACGAGGGGCTCAAAGACAGTCCCTTCCAGGACAAACTCAAAGCGACTTGGAGAGTCTGGATTCCGCCGCTTGCGGTTGGGGCCGTTACTGTGTCCAGCGTCATCGGCGTACACTCTATCCTTGCGAGACGGGTGGCTGTAGCCGCATCAGCCGCAGCTCTCGCCGAGAGTCAGTTCGACGCGTACCGCAAGGCCGCCGAGAAGGTGGTAGGCGCCAAGAAAGAGGAAGAGATTCGTGCCAAGGTCCCGAAGTATCGTGGAGGGACCCGTGCCGCGGTTTGTGAGGGCGATGTGCTCTGCTTCGAGGCGTACACCGGTAGATATTTCTCGAGCACGGTGGACAAGATCTGGCGGGCGGTCAATCAGTCGAATAATGAGATCAATAACTATGGCCATGTGGCAGCCAATGACTTCTTCGTTACTCTTGGCATGGAATCCCTGCATTACGGAGATGACTACGGGTGGAACACAGACCACCTGATCGAGCCGCTGTTCTCAAGCGGGGTAACTGACGACGGCGAGCCATACTTGGTTCTGGATTATCGATTTGGTCCCTCGTACAAGTACGATAGGATCTTCTGATGGCCCAGACTGTCATGTTCGCAATAGGCGACCTCGAGCACCTGGTGGCCATGTGCCACACCCAGGTGGAGCATTGGGTTTTCGCCAAGAACGCAATTATCCGCCAGGCGGGCGCCACTGCCTGGAGTGAGTACTATCTACCAAAGGCCTTGAAGACTCTTTCCGAAGGTCGGAGATACCTTGAGCGAGCGCGGGAACTGCATAAATTGCTAAAGGACCCGCAAGAAATCGTAACAGCCGCTATAATGAACTAGAGAAAGGAATTTGTTATGTTTGTCACACTTTCGGACGGAACGGTTGTCGAAGCCGAGCCGGTTGAAACTGAGACCTCTGAGAACGCCGAGACCTCAGACCCCAAGCCTCGCTTCCGGGATCGAGTGAAAAAGTTCGTTGCGGACCACCCCATCATCACTGGTGCTGCCATCAGCACTGTTGTTGGAGTGGTCGTGATGGCTCTCACTCCTCCAAAAAAGGAAGAGGAAGAAGAGTCGGAAGGCCGCGACCTCTCTGAGGAGGAAGTGACCGCGCTCGAATCGGCAATTGCCGACCACATCACTGCAAACGAATAACCCCTCTACTACCCCTACCCACAATGGGTAGGGGTTTTCTATGATCAAGAAAGGTTATATTTATGATTACCGTCGAACTCGAAGGCCAGGAGCACTACTTTCATCTTGGAACTCGAGACATCCTCGCTCTGAGCGACAAGGGCGAGGACCCTGCAAAGTGGCTGGAGGATGTCAAAGGCGAAAATGAGGCCGTGAAATTCTTTGATCTCTTCTCGAAGATCGTCAAGCATTCCTACGGCGTCGTGGATGAGGATGGGATGTTCTCTCACGATCCCAAAGCCACCGCCAAGTTCATGACCAGTGACGAATTTGACGAACTCGCGCTCGATCTTCTCGAGGCGCCAAAGCGCTTTGTCGCGTTCATTGAGGGGGTCGTGCCCAAGGCGGTCCTGAAGCGGGGTATGTCACATATGCCCGCTGCGGACAAGAAGAAGTGGGAGGATGCTAAATCGCATCTGGAACACCTGGTATAATGAACTAGAGAAAGGAAAGAGAATGTCTCTCAAAGACTCTCGTCGATTCCGTCAGGTCAAGAAAGCTCTTGGTTTTTCATCCTCAATCGGCGTAAGCCTCATCGCGCATTGCGCTCTGGCTCTCGTCCCCCTGCCCGCACAGCTGCCCCTTCGCGCCCTGTGCTTCCTTGGGGGTGTGGGCCTGGGTGCTTATGCCGCTGATAAAGCTCGCCAAGGGATGGAAACCCAGTGCGAATTGATCGCGGATGCGGTCGACTCCATCAAAGAGACCCCCTAACCCCTCTACCGCCCCTACCCACAATGGGTAGGGGTTTCTCTTCAATCAAGAAAGGTTATATTCATGAACGCAATCGACCTCATTGACGGGTACATCAACAACGCAAGCCTGTGGTTGGAGGGTCTGGCCACGCATCATAGCGAAGTGGACTTCAAGACCGCAATGGAGTGCTCCGAGCGGTACCTCAAGATGGCCAAGTTCCTGGCGGATGTCTATGATGTCACAGATACGCGTCTCGAAGATAATATTGCTCGCTGGAGCGATCTTGCAACTTGTGAGGGATGGTCTCACGTCGTGTCCTATGGCTTCGAGCGTGAGGTCCCTGGCGCGAATGGCTGAAATAGACCTCCCGGAAGGGAACTCATATAGAAGCAAGGCGAAACCGCCAGAGCCTAGAGTGGAGATGGTAGCTCGTGGGCGAATCTCCGAAAGCCCGATGCGCCGCATTCGAGAGTCGATATTTGAGACCTCTGGTCGACAGCTCGTGGAGTTCGTCATCTTTGACGTGCTTATCCCGCAGCTCAAAGAGGGAGCGAGCACCATCTTCGATCGAGTACTCTACGGCGAAGGTCGTGGCCATCGTGTGACGCCCTATCGCAAGGCTCAAAGTTACGTCAACTACAGCCGGACTTCCACAGACGGTTCTGTCCGAGATCCGAAGCGAAGTCTGGACACTCGAAAGAGGGTAAACCACGATTTCCGGGATATCGCGTTCGATGACCGTTCTGAAGCGGAGCTCATCCTGGAGCGCCTCGGGGACTGCATCGAGGAGTACGACGTAGCCACAGTCGGCGACTTCTACGCTGCGGCGGGAATTACTGCTGACTACACCGACCAGAACTGGGGATGGACGTCACTGCGAGATGCATGCGTCCGCCGTACCAGGGCTGGTTATATTCTGGATCTTCCCCGCCCAGAGCGGGTGGATCCGTAATTATCACTGAAGAAAGAGAAGCCACCATGAAAAACACAATCAACGTCAAGTCTCGTAAAGAAATCAAGCAGGTCTTTGCGTCGCTGGAGTACCTTCACCCCAGGCGGGCGCATATCCTCCATTTCCGGCACCCAAAGGGGTTGGGTCAGACGATTGCCACGCAGGCCCGTCGAATCGCCAAGCGCGTGGAGGGGTGGACTTCCGGTACTTACGAGTGGCGATCCACGGAAACAACCGTGGTTCTCGGCAAGCAGTGGGTCGTTGATCGTCTCATTGGGCGGCGCGGGGATGTTTATATTTCCAGCATCGATGGCCGGGACCCTATGTATTTCCTGTTCTACATGGAACCGGTCTGGCATGGTCTTGCTAGAGCGGAGGCGTGGCTCAACTACTATCCGCCAAAGTGTCAAGATCACATCACCACCCTGGTCGATTCTTCCAGAGTGCAGGAATTCATTCGTCGAATCCCTGAGATCTTCGAGAAGTACACCCAGTATGACTGGGTGGTAAGTGTGGTTCCTGCAAAAGACGATGCAGCGTTTGTGGAAATTATTGTAAAAAAGGAGAAGTGAGATGTACCCAAGGATAAAGTTCCAGAGCAAGAAGGAATTCGACGCCTACATGTGGCGGGCCACGTATGGGTTTACTGGCCGCCAGTTCGAAGCTGGGCTCATGAATCTTCACGTTCGCTCTGAGTGGCACGACGCTCTACGGTCCTACATGGATGTGTGGGAGGAAGAGTCCGAGCTCGATGCTCAGAAGATCCGGTGGTGGAATCAGTACAGTTGCACCGTGGGCGTCGGTCCTGAGTGGTTCCTCGACTATGCCACTCAGAAGGGCGTTGTTAAGCGTCTTCGAGAAGAGACAAAACTCCACCACGATGTGTATTTGCGGGCGCACATCGCCCCAGTGCATAAGAAGCTGGAACAGACTCTGAATGTCCTGATGTGGGATCTTGGAATCGAGGATATGTTCGAAGTGGTATCGGTCACAAACGAACTCCTTCCTGATTTTCTGTCGGACCTTCCAGCAATTCGAGACGAAGACTCGGAGATTGTGTGGACCATCAGCACATTTCGATCGTACTCGATGGTCTATGTCTGGATGCATCGGACATCCTTTACAGAAGGGTACTGATGCGCCACCATAATCAGCACACGACAAGACAGGACAACCTGATTAGCCTAATGCTCGCTGGGATCGGCCACCACCGAATCCAGCCGAAGCGAGTAGGAGATAAAATGCATATCACGACGTACTCCAAGATAGACATCGATGACTTTGAAGAGTCCTGGGGTGTTCCGCATATTTGCCCGGACATGCATAGCGGGCAGATCCCGCATCCCCGAGGTGAACGACTGCTCAACACACTGAAAGCATATGAGGAACGCCTCGAAACTGGTAAAGCCCGATCAGTCACTATTGGGTGTCCAAAGAAGGACGCCGAGTTCGTACAGCGTGAACTCCTGCGGATGATTCCGTTCGACAAGAGAGGACGTATTTGGGTCCAACCGTGCGGAGCGTTCGATTGGAAACACCTGCTGTTGGTGGTGGTCCCTAAGTGACCTTGGGTGAGCTGATCGCTCGTCTCCCAGAAAGAGCCCTGGACTTTGAGGTGCGGTATCTCGAGGTCCGGGGCCTTTCCTCGGATGGCGATATCGAATATTACAGGCTCCTGTTCGACGGAGCCATGGCGGGAAAAATCGAGCACTATATAGACTATGGATGGAAAAATGGAACGTATTTGGACACTGAGTGAGCTCAACGCAGTTCGTGAGAAGAGGCCTTACACCACCTATGGAGGTTGGGCCGAGCAGAAACCAGGTTTTGGCACCCTTGGACGGTTCATGCCCGAGATGACTCATCTCACGGAGGATGGAGAGACCTACGAGCTGAACTTCCGATTCGACCGAGCTGCATACCAGATCATGCGGGATCTCGGAGCCAACCATCGGTTTGCGGCGGACAAGGCATTTCTTTGCCCAACCTGGTGCGGAAAACAGAACGCTGCCACCAAGGGCCAGACCTGGCAGTTCGCCATGCAGGTCGCGGACGACCCAGATATCGAGCTTGTCGCGATGCTCTGGCCGGAGTATGATATCGACTGGCCGGATGGGGAGGTAAACATCATTGAAGGTAAGATGGGCAAGGACACAATGCTCACCAACCTTCATTGGAAGGACCCTGAGACCAACGAGGGTCGACACGCTCCACTGGACGTCCAGATGCGCCCGCAGTGGCTCAATCGTTACGGGCTTCGGATCAAGCCGAACGCGGTCGTGTGGGACGTCAATGGTTGGGATGAGCGTGTCCTCGAGACGCCCCACGCTCCATACCGCAACAGGGTGCACTTCGTACTTCAGGCGGGCGTGAACGAACACATTCTCGAGCGGATGAGTGATGACCCGATCAAGGACGGTTTCGAATGGGAGCGTACGATTCTGTTCCGCCCAATCAATTTCCCTGGAATCCACCCCAATTTTAAATAATATAATAAGATATGGAGACTCATATTATGAATGATATCAACCCGAACATCATGCCCAAGAAGCTCGTCGTGGACGAGCCTGTCATTATGAAGGATGATACTGTAACCAAAGACATCATCCGAGAGCTTACGTTCGTCATTGACGAGTTCGACGAGTCCGATTTCCTGGCCTCGCTCAAGCTGTTCGTGGCTATTCGACAGCGGGATGTGCCGCGTCTGAAGCAATGGTTCAAGGCGAACTTCGCGACCCGAGGATTCGTCACGTTCTTCAAGGAAGACGGACAGCTCTTCCTGAAACTCAAGATTGACAAAGATTTCGCAAACCCAGATGAGGAGAACTGACCATGTGGTCCAAAATCGTAACTACCGCCGCCAAGAGTGCCGCGGTTCTCAAACGCTTCGCCCCAGAAATCATGGTTGGGGCAGGTATTGTCGGCGGTGTTGCTGCCGCTGTTATGGCCTGTAAGGCTACCCCAAAGGCCGCGATTCTCAAAGAGGAACTTGCCTCTGATCTCGAGAGCCTCCAGGCGGCCCAGGAAGAGATTGCCCAGTCTGACAAGGCTGAGGAATACACCGAGCAGGATGCTCGAATGGATGTAGTCCGCACCTATGCAGCGTACACCGGTAAGTTGATCCGTCTGTATGGGCCTGCCGTTCTGGTTGGCGTTGGCGCCATCGCATCGATTCTCGGCGGATGTGGGATCCTGCGAGGGCGAGTCGTGGCACTTGGTGCAGCGCTGACTGCCTCGGACAGGGCGTATGATATTTACCGCTCCCGTGTCCGCGATCGGTTTGGCGAGGATGTGGACAACGAGCTCAAGTACGGACTTTCCACCTCCAAAGTTACCGTCAAGCACGAAGACGGAACCAAGGAAAAGGTTATCACGCAGTCTCTTCCCAACGAAGAGGCAGTCGCTACTGGTGCATCCCAGTACGCAAGAATCTTTGACGCCAGTAACCCGAACTGGAGCCCTGACAAGTCTGTGTCCTTGCTGTTCCTTCAGGCACAGCAGACTTACATGAACAACCTGCTCAACTCGAGGGGGCACGTTCTCTTGAACGAGGTATACGATGCACTCGGGATGCCTCGTACCTCGGAGGGATGCCTTGTGGGTTGGCTGAAAGCCCCCGCTGACCCCGTAGCAGCTGCGGCTTATGGTCTGCCGGTTGGCGATGGGTTCGTCGATTTCGGCGTCTTCGGAAATGAAGGCCAGGGCGCTCGAGACTTCATGTCCAGCTGGGGCGACAAAATCCTCCTCGACTTCAATGTCGACGGGGTGGTCTTCGACAAGATCTGAGCTGTATCATGATCGGGAGAATTGCTATATTTGTTGGTGGGCTTCTTGTCGGAGGTATCGGCGGATTCCTTGCGGGGAAGGGTCTCGAACAACGCCAGCGGGATGAGGCCATCCAGGCTGAAGTGAATGACTTCAAGGCCGCCTGGAAAAAGACACATGCGCAAAAGAAAGAGAAAGTCGTAAAGACCTTTAACGGTAAAACGGAAACTGAACTAACGGAGGAGGTGAGGGCGGCCCAGGAAGAACTCTTCGAAATTGCAGAAGAGTCGGGATACAACCCCACTCCTCAAGATGAGAAGACCGTCTTTGTTCCGGAGCATGATGGTGATATTTTTGCGATAACAATCGCTGAATACACCACAAGCCCGTACAGGACCACAGAGCTGTCATACTATGTCCACGACGACGTTCTTGCGGCCTCGAACGGCCAGGTGGTCACCGACCCAGAAGGTGTGGTTGGTGATTGGCTGGATTCGCTTCGGCCCGACGAACCACTCTATATCCGAAACGAGATCCTCGAGGCGGATTACGAAGTGACGTGGGTGGATGACAGCTATGAGCGTGCGGTTCTGCACGTTCGAGACAAAGTACCTGAGCTCCCGTTTGACAATGAGGGATGATAATTCATATTTTGAATGGTTGTACAACCGGCTAGTCCCGGGGCGAAATAGTAACCCGAAGCGGTCACGGCGATGCTTGCTGGAGGCTCTTATGCGCAAAGAGTTCATTACAGTTCTCGAAGATGACCGTAACCGAGCAGATACCATATCTGAGCTTCGGTTCCAGTTCGAAGAAAGTGAGGGCGGTCTTGTCGACGGGCCGCCCTCCGTCCTGGAGGTTATATTCAGTCTCGCCGAGCAAGCCGAGTTTTGGGCCGCCGGATCGGGGAATGATCAGAATGTCCGGACTTGGTTCTGGGAATTCCTTGGCAATCTCGGTGTTGACTCGTTTGACGACGAGGATTGGTATGAAATCAATGCCCAAGGCTTCACAGCCGACCGCATTGATGACTGGCTCCTGCGTGATTATGATTCGGACGGCTCGGGTGGGCTGTTCCCGCTCCGAGAACCGACCTGCGACCAGAGATTCGTGGACCTATGGACCCAGCTTGGCGATTATGTCATGGAGCGGACGGATATCCTGTAAGGGGAGGACGTATGGACTTCTTTCGAGTAGTCGAGCGCCAACGTCGGGAACAGGGGCAAGAGGTAATCACCGTTCGCCCCGAGTTTCTTGTGGGGGAGCACAGGGACCTCATGATCCGTGGCGGGAGCTTCTATGCAGTATGGGACCAGAATCGAGGCCTGTGGTCTGATAGCGAGTATGACGTCGCCTCGCTCATAGACCGCGAGCTGTTCGAGTATCGAGACCGTATGGTCGTAGACTCAGCTGTGAAGGTCCGGGTAGCCTCGCTCAAGGGTTTCGATTCGCGTTCCTGGCAGGACTACAAGACTTGGACACGGAGTCTTCCGGATCACTTTGAGCCTCTGAATACCAAGCTCAAGTGGTCCAACCAGGAGGTAACTAGGGAAGATTATATCACTCGTCAACTCGATTATCCGCTCGAAGAGGCTTCTTGCGAAGCATACGACGAGATGATGTCAGTTCTGTACGCCAAGCCGGAGCGGGATAAGATCGAATGGTCCATTGGCTCGATCATCGCGGGGGACTCTGTGGAGCTCCAGAAGTTCCTCGTGCTATTCGGGGCCAGTGGTACTGGCAAGTCCACAGTCCTTGAGATTGTGGAGATGCTTTTCGAGGGTCATATTCAGCCATTCGATGCAAGGGCCCTAGGAACTGCCTCGTCCCAGTTCGCACTTGAGGCGTTCAGGTCGAATCCGCTTGTTGCTATCCAGCACGATGGGGACCTGTCCAGGATTGAGGACAACACTCGTCTGAATTCTATCATAGGCCACGACCGAATGCTCATGAATGAAAAGGGCAAGAGCCAGTACTGGTTCAAGCCCATATCGTTCCTAATGGTTGGATCCAATAGCCCCGTGAAGATCACCGACGCGAAGTCTGGTATCTTGCGTAGGCTGATCGACGTGTCCCCGACTGGAGAACTTCTCGACATCGATCGGTACTTCCAGCTCAAGGCCCGGTTGCCGTTCGAGCTGAGCGGTATCGCCTGGCACTGCCTTCAGGTGTACAAGAGTCTTGGGAAGCACTACTATCAGGCATACCGCCCAGTCGCCATGATGCGCCGCACAAATGATCTGTTCGGGTTCGTCAATGACTCACTGCTGGAACTCGACGGGTGTCCTCATATTACTCTGACTAGGGCTTATGCCCTGTACAAGGAGTATGTGGAGGATGCTGGCCTGAAGTTCCTGATGCCTCGTCGAGTCTTTGCCGAGGAATTGAAAGAATACTTCCAGGACTTCAAGGAGCGAGCTGCTGTCGATGGGGTTAAACTGCGAAACGTATATTTCCAGCTGGATCATTCCAAACTGGAATCACAGGAGGTAAAGAACTCGCCAGGTCCCAAGCTCCAGCCGCTCGTGTTGAATGCGACAGAGAGCCTGCTCGACAAGATGTTGGCAGATCGTCCCGCGCAATACGACAACGGCGCAGGGGCACCGAAAGAGCCATGGTCCAGGGTGTCAACGACACTTTCAGATATCGACACGCCCCAAGTACACTATGTGAGGGTCCCAGAGAACCATATCGTCATCGATTTCGACATAAAGAACTCAGATGGTGAAAAAGACCCATCAGCCAACTTGACGGCGGCTGCGGAATGGCCTCCGACATACGCCGAGTTCAGCAAGTCTGGTGGCGGAGTCCACTTGCACTATATTTACGAGGGCGATCTTGAACACCTGGCCAAGGACTATGCTCCTGGCATAGAGGTCAAGGTGTTTCGAGGCAAATCTGCCCTGAGAAGGAGAGTGAGCTATTGTAATGACACACCGGTTGCGATTCTTCATGGGGGGCTCCCTAGAAAGGAGGCGCCTGTGATTGACCATAATACCATGATGTCTGAACGAGGGCTTCGGGATCTGATTGAGCGAAATCTCCGGAAGGAGATACACCCAGGGACCAAGCCATCGGTTGATTTCATCCTCAAGATCCTGGATGATGCCTACAAGTCCGGAATGGAGTACGACGTCTCGGACATGGAGCCTCGGGTGATCTTGTTCGCCTCGCGGAGTTCGAACCAGGCGGCGCTCTGTATGAAGCTCTGCCAGGAGATGAAATTCAAGAGTGAGCATGATGAACCAGTGAGACCTGTGCCGGAAGATACTCGCAAGGTATATTTCGATTGCGAAGTGTTTCCAAACCTCTTCGTCCTCTGTTGGAAGCCGAAGGGCGGCACGACGGTTGGGATGATCAACCCATCACCTGAGGAGATCGAACCGCTCCTCAAGACGCGGCTGGTTGGGTTCAATTGCCGTAAGTACGACAACCATATCACCTATGGTGCGTACATGGGGTTGAATAATGCCCAACTGTATCAGCTCTCGAAGAGGGTTATTGACAACGCCCCAGGCGCAACGTTCCGCGAAGCATACAATCTGTCATACGCAGATATCTATGACTTCGCAGCGACCAAGAAATCGCTAAAGAAATGGGAGATTGATCTCGGTATCCATCATCAGGAGCTCGGATTCGACTGGGACCAGCCTGTTCCAGAAGACAAGTGGCCACTGGTGGTAGAGTACTGCAAGAACGACGTCGAGGCAACTGAGGCTGTGGATGATCACCTGTCTGCGGATTTCACAGCCAGGCAGCTGTTGGCGGAGCTTGCAGGGATGACGCCAAATGACACTACACAGCGCTTGGCTGCCAAGATCATATTCGAGGGCAATCCTGCACCTCAGTCGGAGTTCGTCTATACAGACCTGTCGGAGATGTTTCCGGGGTATAAGTACGAGTTCGGGAAGAGTACTTACCGTGGAGAAGAGACTGGCGAAGGAGGTCTTGTACGGGCGACTCCTGGGATCTACCGTAACGTGAAGGTGTTCGATGTTGAATCGATGCACCCGACGAGTATCGAGCAGTTGAACTTGTTCGGGAAGTACACCAAGAACTTCTCTGACCTCAAGGCTGCTCGCGTCGCCATCAAGCATGGAGATTATGACAAGGTCCGGCACATGTTCGGCGGGAAGCTCGCGCCTTATCTGAAGGACGAGTCCTCCGCAAAAGACTTGTCGTACGCCCTGAAGATTGTGATCAACAGTGTGTATGGTCTCTCCAGCGCCAAGTTCAACAATCCCTTCCGGGATCCTCGAAACGTGGACAATATTGTCGCCAAACGTGGCGCATTGTTCATGATCGACCTGTGGAAGGCGCTTGAGGATCGAGGGGTCCATGTATTCCACATCAAGACCGATTCGATAAAAATAGAAAATCCGTCTAAAGAAACGGAGGAATTCATTCATGAATTTGGAAAGAGATATGGATACAAGTTCGATGTCGAGGACGAATACGACAGGCTTTGCCTTGTCAATGACGCCGTTTATGTCGCGCGGGATTACGAAGGTGCGTGGCATGCGACTGGCGCCCAGTTCGCTGAGCCGTATGTCTTCAAGCGGCTCTTTTCCAAAGAACCCATCACCTTTGAAGATTGCTGCACTCAACGATCCGTTACAACAGCTCTCTACCTCGATATGGGAACAGATGGGGAGAGCAATTATAAGTTCATTGGGAAAACTGGACAGTTCACGCCGGTCACAACTGGCGGCGGAACTCTCCTTAGGATAAAAGATGACAAATACTATGCCGTCTCAGGAACCAAAGGATACAAATGGGTCGAAAGCGAAACAATCCCCGATGACGACCGAGCATCTCTCACGAATGTTGAGCGAAATGTTTTTGAAGAGCTCGTGGGTAAAGCGCGGGCCCAAATAGAAAAGTTCGGAGATGCGGATGCATTTCTTAACGACTAACAAGGATTAGAAATGGCTATTGTAAAAAACAGATTCGACCTTCGACTTCTCAATCATCTTGTAGAGAAGACCGGAGGCGCGAACGAAGCTATAAACCACTATGCAAAGCTCATGTCTCCGTCTTGCTTGGGCATGTGCTACAGTATGAAATTTGCTACGAATGATCTGAGTGACGATGAGTTGCTCGTGATGATTGAAGTAGCAACCACGCTTTCATACTTCGAGGCGTTCAAGCAGTGCGATATATACTTGACCGGCGAGATGATGGACTGGTATCTCTATTGGTACCACCGTTTGATGAAAACCTACTCAGATGACAAATTTGAACGTCTGCTCGGTCTGAAAGAGTACACTGTAAAGCTCTTCAAGTATGTGGAGTATGTCCACGCCGAGGGCCTAATTGGATATTACCGAGAAGCAAAAACATTGAAACTAAACAAATGGGCTCGAGAGCTTGAAGCCGAATGGATTAGGAGAAACAAATGAACGCATTCGAGGCTACACTCCTTGCATACTATACCCTTAGGTTGCCATCCTGCCCGGGATATGAAAAGGCCGCACGATTCGAAGGTCTTATGAATTTTGACAATCACATCGCGAGCATTCGCAGGCGGGCTACTTTGGTCGACGGGTACCTGGACACGCTGGACCTGTTCAACATCGCATGGACTCTTGGAGTCATAGACTGGCATCGGCGTAGTGGTCGAGCAGCATCGCCCGAAATGTGTGAAAAGATAATCAGCTTCCTGGAAAGCCTGTCCAAGCATGACTCTGGAGTGATCATGCCATTCGCTACAACCTGGAAATTCCTCGAGCAGATCGCGTTTGTTGACCGCACTCCAGATCAGATTCTTGTTGAGGTCGAACGTAAATACAAGAACTTGGCTATGGAGATCGCAGTGAATGGCTTTCTCACTTCGCCGCGTAATCAAAAAGGAGTATGATGCAAATGGAACGACGCGATGTAGTCCTGGTCTATTGGATGGAATTCCAGAACGGTGATGACCACAACGCCCATATTCGATCTTTCGAACGAGCATGGGATTTTTCGGGTCGGATTCGTGATCTTTCGAATGCGGTCGCTCGAATGAGTTCTCGAGCATTCCTTACAGCTAACGTACAGATGACACGGACGACTCTCGGAAAAGCATGGAGGCTGCCACAGCGGATAGAGATTTGCTACCAGAAGCTCAGAGATAGGAACACATACCCATTTGTCTGGGGCGAAGATGCACGTGCATTCACATATGTGGTCAGCAGCCTTTACCAACTAACGCTGGATTTCGAAATGCTGCGAGTTTCGCCCTCAGTGTTGGATCTAAGGCTGGAGCATCTGGAACGCGCCATTAAAGAAATCATGCGTCGTGAAGCATTGGACTCAAATGTATACCGCCCCACGGCGGAACTCAAACGCCAACTCAAAATCGCAAGGAAGAAACTGTCATAAAATGCCATACTCAACACCAACCATTCTGATTGACCTTTACATCAAAAAAGCTAACATGCCAGTCTGCCCCGAGAGCATGCACCGAGCCCGTTGGTTCTATGATACCGCACTTCTTGAAAAGGCGGTAACAAATAAACTCGACTCCAGCCAAGCAGACCCTAATCTTTCACGGATGGGCCAGTATGCATACCTCGGATTGGGCGTCGTCGACAAAATTAAAAGAAAGGTCCCAGACCTTGAACCGCTGGAACCCTTCCTTTATACGACAATCAACACTATCCGAGATTGGGTAAATGACGAACCAGTCGACGTTAGTGCACCTGTGTTGGCCCTTATACAAGAGTCGACTATGTGCGGCTACGCCGACTTCGATATTATCATGAACTCCTTGTCGCTATCAACCATACTGGATAATTTGTTCGAACCTGAAACAGAAAGCCACACCGATGAGCACTAACGCCGCATACCACATGGAATGCCTCCGAGCACATTATATTATCCAGACGGGGATCATTTACTCGCCAAAACTCATGCGTGAGGCTTACGCACAGTTCAACTACGAAGACCACTGTCAAGCAATCGGTGACAAACTTATCGAGAGTTGGTATACCGTAGAAGACCTTCGAGCAGCTCAGACAATGGTACTTGGGCTGGGCGTTCTTGCGTGGGCCCGAGACAACATTGAGGAAGTGACCTACAGTTTCGCCACGAACGTCACACTGTTCACCAATCAGGTTATGGCGTGGCTTCGATGGGGCACCGGAAATGAGCCTCCTAGGGGCAGTGTGGATATTCTTCTCCAGCACGTAATATCCGAGGAAAACCCCAAGGCCTCTGTCATTCGGGAAGTTGGTTACATATACCATGAACTCCTTCACCAAGTCACTGGTCTGCTGATCATCGAGGAAAGCAAATGAGCAACAAAATCACAATCCAGGATGCCCGTACGATGTTCCGGAACTTGTCCGGTGCTTCTCGCAAGTTCGAGAAGGACGACGGGCTTTTCCTGGACGCCCGTAGGGAACTTACGGTTTGTCTGGACCGAGAGCTTGCAGAGGAACTCATCGAAGAAGGGCTTCCTGTGAAGGTCAAGCCCCCTCGTACTGAAGATGAGGACGAGCAGTTCCGATTGAAAATCGCGGTTCGGATGGAATCGAAGTTCCCGCCGACCGTATATCTTGTGCAGGGGAGACTGAAGACCTTGCTGAACAAAGACACGATTGGGCTTCTCGACAAGCTTCGACCTCTCAAGATCGATCTCCGCTTCCGGTATTACAACTGGGAGCTTGCCGGAAAGACTGGGGTCAAGGCCGCTCTGGACACGATGTATTTCGTTGCGGAGGAAGATCCCCTGGCTGAAGCCTATGCCGATTACGAGGAGACGCACTGATGGCACTTCTGTACAAGCCGATTGAGGCATCCGATGGAGAGCACTACCTGACGTCATACGACGTGTTCCGGCAGAATGGCACCCCAACCAAAGAGGTGGAGGCCAGTCTCGCGGATCCCGAATACGAAACGAAGTCTGGCATCAAGTACAAGTATATGGATTACTGGATGACGGCAGACTTCTTTGAACACCTCTACCGAAAGCGCCGAGGCGCTAAATGAACATAGAGTTGAGGCCCGCTCAACTCAAAGCTGCGAACTCCCTGGTGTCCGGCTCCATCCTTTGTGGTGGGGTCGGCACTGGGAAGTCGCGAACCTCACTATTCTTTTTCTTTTGTCGAATCTGTGGTGGTAAGATAAAAGTGAACGGTGAGGGCGAGTACCGGCGGGCGGAGTATCCCGTAGACCTGTATATAATTACCACAGCAAGGAAACGAGACAGTCTCGAGTGGGAAAAAGAGCTTGCGGATTTTGGACTTGCTCAAAACACGTCTGACACAACTCGGATTCGCGTGGTGGTAGACAGTTGGAACAACATCAAGAAATACACTGAAGTCGAACGGGCGTTCTTCATTTTCGATGAGCAGCGGCTTGTCGGATCAGGCACTTGGGTAAGGTCGTTCTACAAAATCGCCCGAAACAACCGGTGGATCTTGTTGAGTGCGACCCCTGGAGACAAATGGCACGACTACATCCCTGTGTTTGTCGCCAATGGATTCTATCGAAACAAGACGGAATTCGAGCATGAACACGTCTCGTGGAAGAACTTCAGAAATTACCGCCTGGTGGACCGCTATTTGGGCCTCAGGAAGCTCGAGGTTCTACGGAGACGGCTTCTCGTGACCATTCCTATAGAGAAGCACACAGAGCGCCATACAGAGCGTCTGAGGGCCTCCTATGACGTCTCAGCGTACTTCGAGATCCACAAGAAAAGGTGGAATCCAGAGACCCAGGCGCCAATTAAAAATGCAGGAGAACTGTGTGGGTTGCTTCGGAAGGTGGTGGGTAGAGACTCGTCGAAGATCCGTCACCTTATGAACGTGGTGGAAAAGCGCGGTAGAGTTATCGTATTCTACAACTATGATTGGGAGCTCGAGATCTTGAGAGGAGCTCTTGCAAGACTTGAGATAACATTTGCAGAGTGGAATGGGCACAAACATGAGCCGATTCCCGAGACTGAGCAGTGGGTATACCTTGTGCAGTACACCGCTGGAGCCGAGGGATGGAACTGTGTGACTTGTGATACGGTGGTGTTTTTTAGCGATAATTACTCGTACAAAGTCATGGAACAGGCCGCTGGAAGGATCGACCGGATGAACACTCCTTTCACGGATTTGTGGTATTATCACATCCGAAGCGACGCTCCGATCGACCGCGCTGTGGCCTCCGCGATACGCCAAAAACGGGCATTTTCGGAGTCAATTTTCGCCAAAAATCGGAGTTAGTTTCCAAGTTGGAAACGGACCACCCAGGTGGTCCACGGACCAGAAAAAGTGGTCCATGGTTGACACGTCGTTAACCTTTTGTTAACCTTTCGTTAACCTTGGACCAAAAAAGTGGTCCATGGACCACCCAGGTGGTCCACTTGAAGTGGGCTCTGACTAGGGCTTTTACTTGAAATGGACCACTTTTTACTATATACCCCCTTTTTACTAGAGAAGTAAAAATATAGTAAAAATAGGGTAAATTTTTACCCTCCGCCAAAAAAGGGGGTTTTGCCAAAAAGTGGTCCACAGGCCTGTTTTAGTCCTAAATGAGAATGATTCTCATCTTGCGGTGACGGGCACTCTGCCTCGCATCGCAAACAACGGTTATAATGAGAGGGAGTAAGATGTCTGTAATTTACGGACGTGTTCTCCCGTGCTTGATCCCCTCTCAAGCACACCTCATATGTTTTGTCTCAAGGAGGTGACGTTTGGTTACACGCGTATACATCGGGCGTGATTATCAAGGCGAGCCCGCTTACATGTCGGAGGCGGGTGCCGACTGGTACAAGTGGTACAAGGCTTGGATGGCTGTAAAACATCCAGACATTGACCTCGCTATTATCCAAGCTATGGGTAATAGCGTTCTGTCCGGAAACACCCATAGCTACGGTTATGCTTTTGACTGGGACACGTATCGGCTCACCCACGAGCAACAGATGACGGTGGTCCAGACATCTCGCAGATTCGGCGCATCAGCTACATATGTCCGAGACGGTCGGGATTCAAAGAAGTTTGGCCCCCACATCCACTCGGCGCTGGACGCAGGTCCTGGTGTTCAGGATGGGTGCCATTGGCAGATCGAGTCTGTCAAGCGCGGTATGAATGCCCTGACTAACGAACGTCCAGATCGGTACAAGAGCCTGAACCCTGCAAGGTGGGTGACCCTCTACGAGGGCATCCAGATGATGAAACAAGAATTGGAGGATGACTTGCCTACGCCATATGACGTGGCCAAGAGTGTGTTTAATGATATCACTTTTGGACCTGAAACGTACGGCCAATACGTTTCGAGAATGCAGACTGTGGTCAGCGACACGATGAACAAAACCATCGACATTGACCTTCGCTGCCAAGATCTTGAGCGTTCGAATGCGGCACTTCGGAAGGAAGTCGCCGATCTTCGAGCGGACCTGTCGGCATTCACCAGAGGTATTTACGACCCTGAGAACCCCTTGGCTGATTCCGAGGGGTATGTTTCGGTGCTTCGTTGGTTCGTGTCCTTGAGGGATGAAATCCGCAAGAAGTGAAAGAGACCACTTTTGAGAGGCAGTTCTGTAAGAAGCTTCGGCAGCTCTTGCCGGGCTGCCTCATTCTCAAAGGGCAATCCGCGCAACTCCAGGGAATCCCGGACCGTCTTGTCATATGGCAGGACCGCTGGGCTTTCCTGGAGTTCAAGCGCTCCAAGACCGCTGTTCGGCAACCGAACCAGGAATGGTATGTAGGCATGCTGAATGACTGGTCCTATGCGTCATTCGTTTACCCAGAGAACGAGGAACAAGTTCTCCATGAAATTCAACAGGCATTCGGCGCTTGAGGGCTCACACGCCTTTCTGAGCGCCTCAAAGTCCAGCTGGGTGAATTATACCCCTGAGAAGCTAAAAGCCGCCTACGAGGCGCACAGGGCCGCTCAGAGGGGTACAGAGTTGCATGCTCTGGCCGCCCAGCTGATCAAGCATCGGATTAAGCAGGCCCGAACCAAGCAAACGTTCCAGAACTATGTAAATGATGCCATAGGCTTTCGAATGGACCCGGAAGTGATTCTGTACTATTCGCCATGGGCCTATGGAACGGCAGATGCAATATGCTTCCGCAATCAGAAACTACGCATTCATGACTTGAAGACTGGCGTTCACCCAGCGAATGTTCGGCAGCTCGAGGTATATGCGGCTCTATTCTGCTTGGAGTATGATTACAAACCAGGCAAAATTGATATGGAGCTTCGCATATACCAGAATGATGAGATTGTCGTGCATGTCCCTGAACCTTCAGACATAGCCCATATCATGGGGTGGATGAAGCAAGCATCGAGCATGATAGATGACTGGGTGGTGAGAGATGACTGAATCGCTATCGCATATAGGGGTTAAGCGGAAGTCTGGGCGTTACCCATGGGGCTCTGGAGAAGAGCCATATCAACACGAGGCCGGGTTCCTCCAGGCAGTCCAGGATATGCGTAAATCGGGCATGTCCGAGAAAGAGATCGCCACGTTCCATGGGATGAGTACTGGTGAGCTCCGGGCCATGAAGACCGCCGCCCTTGAGTCAGTCAAGGCTGCAAAAGTAGCCGAAGCTGTGCGCCTAAAGGAAAAGGGGCTCTCAAATGTCGCCATTGGCGAGAGAATGGGACTCAATGAGTCCAGCGTCCGGGCATTGTTAAAACCAGCTGCGGAATCAAAGCGGGGCGTCCTAGAGGCAACACAAAAGACCCTTACCGAGGCAGTGGCCAAGAAAGGCCCGATCGATATCGGTACAGGGGTGGAAGCTCATATGGGCATTTCGAGAGAAAAGCTCAATGCCGCTGTGGCCCAACTCCAAGCTCAGGGATATAAAGTGTATTACACCAAGGCCGAGCAGCTTGGAACTGGGAAAGAGACCAGTATCAAAGCTCTTGTGCCTCCAGGGATGTCGTACAAGGAGTTTGCGGAAAACGCGCATAAACTGGGCTCAGTGTACTCTTATTCTCCGGATAAAGGCCATACCTTCCTCGGAATGACTGAAAAACCGGTGAATGTGGACCTAAAGCGGGTTCAGGTTCGCTGGAAAGAGGAAGGTGGTACGGACAGGGATGGAGTGATTGAGCTTCGCCGAGGAGTAGATGACATCTCGCTTGGCGGGGCAAAGTATGCCCAGGTCCGGATAAAGGTCAACAACACCCATTACCTCAAGGGCATGGCCATGTATGCCGATGACCTTCCAAAGGGTATTGATATGCGGTTCAACACGAACAAATCGAAGAGCGCCAACAAGCTCGACGCAATGAAAGAGCTCAAGGACGACCCTGACAACCCCTTCGGCGCCACCGTGTATCCTAAGTACTACATCGGGAAGGACGGGAAGAAAAAGGTCTCCGCCCTCAACATCGTGAACGAAGAGGGTACATGGAATGATTGGTCCAGGAATCTGGCCAGTCAGTTCTTGTCCAAACAGAGTCCGGTGCTGGTCAAGAAGCAGCTTGGGATCACCGAAGCCTCAAAGAAGGCTCAATTCGATGAAATCCAGAAGCTGACCAACCCTGCGGTTCGAAAGAAGCTCCTTCAAGAATTCGCGGACAGCTGTGACTCTGCGGCGACACACCTCAAAGCGGCTAAACTACCTCGCCAAGCGACACAGGTTTTGCTGCCACTTCCAAAGCTGAAGGAAGGCGAAATTTACGCGCCGAACTTCAAGCATGGAGAGAAGGTCAGTCTTGTTAGGTATCCCCATGGCGGAATCTTTGAGATCCCCACGCTTACCGTTAACAACAAGTCGGCCATTGGTAAGAAGCTCATAGGGATGGCCAAAGACGCCGTCGGTATCCACCCCAAGGTGGCAGAGCGACTGTCTGGCGCAGACTTTGACGGCGACACGGCGGTGTGTATACCGAACAATGATGGTAAGATTCGAACCGCCCCTCCGCTCAAAGGGCTGAAGAATTACGACCCCAAGATTTCATACCCCGGGTATCCGGGAATGAAGGTCATGTCCAAGGGCGAGACCGGTAACCAAATGGGGCGCGTGTCTAATTTGATTACTGACATGACCGCTAAAGGTGCCACCCCCGCTGAACTTGCCAGAGCTGTTCGGCATTCAATGACGGTTATCGACGCCCATAAACACAAGTTGGACTATCGACTTAGTGAGCGCGATAACGGTATTAAACAGCTTCAAGAGAAGTATCAAAAAGCTGGCGGCGGTGCTGCAACTATTATCTCACGGTCTACTGGGGATCGCCGTATCCCACAGATCAAACCTCGATCTATGGCTAAAGGCGGCCCCATTGACAAAAAGACTGGGGAGCTAGTGTATGAGCCTACTGGGGCCACGTATCACAAGCCAGTAAAGAACAAGAACGGCGACATTGTAAGGTGGGTCGAAACTCAGAACCTTACAAAGATGCCTAACATGATGTTGACGAAAGACGCTCGGACTTTGGTGTCCGATAAGAACACTCCGACTGAGCGGGTGTATGCGGCGTACGCCAATAACATGAAGGCATTGGCAAACAAGGCCCGACTTGCGATGATTAATACCCCATCACAAAAACAAAGCCCGTCTGCTAAAAAGGTCTATGCCGCTGAGCTTAAGTCCCTACGCGCAAAACTGGAGGTAGCCCTCAAGAATGCACCTAGGGAGAGGCAAGCGCAGCTCTATGCGGGTTATGTCGTGAAGCAGAAGAAATCGTCTAATCCAGACATGGATAAAGACGAAGTCAAACGGCTTAAAAACCAGGCCCTCGCCCAGGCAAGGGCACGGTTCGGGGCTAGCAAGGCCAAGTCTGCTGTTCACATTACAGACAAGGAATGGGAAGCCATCCAGGCAGGTGCGGTCTCGCACACGTTCCTTGAGAAGCTGATGAACAACACAGACATGGAGCGTGTTAAGCAGTTGGCTACACCACGTGGTGTGCGTACTATCTCACCCTCTCAGAGAGCCCGTGCCAAGGCGCTGCTAGATGCAGGCTATACACAGGGCGATGTGGCAGACGCACTAGGCGTGTCGGTATCATTCATCCAAGACCTACTGGAAGGAGGTAAGTAATGGACGTTGCCCTGACCACGGCCGACAATCCATACGATCCCTTGGATCAGTTCGTCGAATGGTGGAACTACGACACTACTATGGGCTACCACACGGCAGCCTACGTGGCTAGAGTCGCAAGAACGTCAGAAGAACTTTCTGATTCTGACAATTTGATTGCGATAAGCGAAGCGATTGACGAAATCATCGAACTCAATCCACTCATTCCATACATTAAAATCGTTCGAGAATCAGAAACGATTTATGTTTGAGTGATGTGGGAGGGGGGG